AAGAATCTAAACGTGCACCCAAAATACAGGTTGATCAGAAGGTAATTCTTTGGACCTGGTTGGTTGGCATTGGCTTAGCCTTTATCTCTTCGGCCATAGTATCTTTTAATGGTATAACATCCGTAGCAACCTTTGTAGGTCTGTCCCAAGAGTGGATGGCCGGATTGTTCTTCTTCTTTATCGAACTCATGTACCTTCTTTTCTTAGTAGCATACCTAGTGCTATCATCTAGACTTAGCGACAATGGCAAGCCAGAGAAAACATTTGGAGCAATTGTTGGAATGGTTGCCTTTGGTGGCTTAGCTGTTTTAGCAAACGCATTCCACACCTTTGACTACTGGGGTTGGAACTGGCTAGAGCCTCGTATGTGGGCTGGTACGATACTTGGAATAGCGGCTCCGATTGCGATCATTGCTGCAAGCAAGATGGCTTCCAGGGTTGTATTCGCTAAAGCAATTAGTCTTTAACTAAACTCTTAGAAATGCTCGACCCCATCCCTTCAGAGTTAATTAGTTTTCTTATACATGCTGCATTTACTATGCCACTAAAAAGATAGTGGTATAATTATATTACATGGTAAAAACTGCAAAACACCGTAAGGCTATGGCCTTAGTTCTTGAAGAGCTTCATCTCTACAAAGAGAAGCACGGCTGTTTTGATTGCAGGAATATGTTTCCCCATTACATTCTAGAATTTGACCACAAGCCTCAGTATCAAAAAATAGACGTTGTGTACCGTGTCCTAAGGAACTATGGGCCTGAGGCTGCCTGGAAAGAAGTTTCAAAGTGTGACGTGGTGTGTGCTAACTGTCATAAAATGCGTACTTACCAGAGAGAACACGATATTGACTAAGCTATTGTCTATTGATGAGCAGATCCAAGCCGTACTCTTTGATATAAGTAAAGAGCTTAAGGTACATAAGATAGATGATGACAACTTAATTATTGAAATGGATTATGAAAAGCATACCCTTCAGCTTAAATCAATTTTAGAGGGGTATAGAAGTACCCATGAAGGTGTTTAATACGTTCTAAGAGGCTCTCAGCGTCTCCATACGATGCGCAACGATAGTATCTGTAGCTTTTCCGTTACGATATAACGTTAAGACCACTGCAGGATTATCTTCGCTGGCATTGATTGTTACATCTGTACCTGGAACTTTATAAGAGCCACTACGAATTATTCTCTTAACCTTACCCTTGGCAGTTCCACCGGAAGATCCCCAAGAAACCATTTGACCGACACGAACATTATCCGCCTTGAACACTTCTGTCAGCCTCTTTGCTTTTGTAACATCTTTTCCAAATCCTGCAAACAGCGACTTGTCATCTTCATGGTCCTCGTTAGCCATCAGAGAACCATCGGGCATGTAGTGGTATCCCTCTGGGGCTTCTTCTTCGTCAGCACCGTATGCCTTCTTTGAGGGTACACAGTTTGGGACCATTCCGCCATCTTGTCCAGGCTTCATACCTCTTTGAACGTATCCATCCCAACAAGGAGATTGCTTGTTAACGTCGTGGCTATCTTCTAGCATATCATTATTCATATCTATATTATATCACACAGTCAACTGTACACTGACAATAGTTGCAACCAGAAAATTCCTTATAGATTGTGTGACTGGAGAAGTGGCGAATCCTAAAAAGTCCATTATGGATCTAAGTGTTGTTTTGGCCTTTGGGTATGAAGTCTATCGTACCCTAAACTGGGGAGCAGTTAAGTGTACCATAATCTTGCGATGATCTCTACAAAAATATTAAAGTCCCCATACAGAAACCCTGGCGTAACCCGATATAAAAATGGTAACTAGTCATCCTAAAGCGGCTAATCCTTGCCCTGTATGAGGACCCTTCTATTATAACATAAGAAAAGACGGACCACAGTCGTGATCCGCCTATCTTAATGAATAATTATTTACTTAGTAGTTGGAGCCTTGGTTACTGGCTTTGCAACAGGCTTCTTTACAGCTGGCTTTGCAGCAGCTTTCTTTTCCGCAGCCTCAGCAGCTTTCTTTTTAGCTTCAGCAGCCTTCTTTTCTGCGGTAGCTGCTTTGGATTCAGCAAGAAGCCTCTTGCTCACTTCTAGAGCTACTCCCTCTGCAATACGACCAAAGCTTGGGTCCTTAGAGTTCAGGTAGCGAAGCAGGGTCGGAACTGCTGCTGCCCAGACACCGTTAGCTATGAGAAGCCAATCTCCTGTGCCAAATGCTAGTGGTGACACAACCCCTGTGCTTGCCATAGTTGTTGTGATCAGGGCCAGTAGTACTCCTAGTAGGTTTCTTAGGTATGAATCAATCATTGCTTTGTTCATTTTATATTCCTTCTGTTTATATTATTAGTCAAAGAGCTGTGTGTTGTGCGCTCACGATTTGTGAGCTTAGCTCTTTTTATCTTCTTCCGGCAAGAACTTAACTAGTCCTGCTGCTGCTTTTTTAATCTGTTCTTCTTCCGCTCCCATTAAGGCTACAAAGAGTTCTTGCATTGCCTTTTGAACGTCCTCTATATACGTAAAGGCCCAATCTCTAGACTGGGAGAGAAACTTTATGAAGCCCTCTGTTTCTTCGTGAGGAAAGCTCCCAGATAGCTCAGACAGTCTCTGGATCTCAGACTTTAATAGGATGTTATCTGCAGTTAGCTGTGTAATGATTGACATAAGCTTTCTTTTGTATAGCCATTGACGAGCAATGACTAAAAAGCTTAAGGCTACTACAATGCTAAAAAAGATAAGGATTAATAGGTCTATCATATCTCTTTACCCCCTTCTCTAACCAATAGCACAATCGCACCGTTTAGTTCTAGTGCGGACTTTACTTTGGCCATGTATTCTACGGCACTTCTTTTGCCCTCTCCCGTCAGAGACATGAACTGGTTCTCGCTGGCTTTAACCGTTAAGAAATTGTCATGGTCTATGATTTGCAAGGAAAAGTCTTTGGGGCCAGCCAGAGATCGGAAAGCCCTTCTCATTTCATCCGTATACATTATTTATCCATCGTTAGATATTTCCAGGTCTCTGCCCATTCTTTCTTAGACCGATGCCTGCCGAATTCTCTAGAAATCTTACCCTTCTCGAGATAGACGCCTCCCCATACACCGTATTCTTTTTGGGAAACTCCAACCGCAAAGCAGATTCTTGAGATAGGGCATGCAGCACAGATGCTATCTATTGCTGGCCTTACTGTTTCATTGTCCTCGTACTTGTCAAAGAATAAATTGACGTCGTACCCCTTACAAGCGGCTTGGTCTTTCCAATCATCGCTCTTCATATAAACTAACGATTTTGTCTGGAAGATCCCAGCCAGACTCTGTGACATTAAATCGACGCTGCACAAACCATCTATTCTTCATAAATGCTCCGTTCTTTTTTGACCACCCTGCTGGATTAGGAAAAGACTGAATAACATCCCAACCACTCCACGACAAAGTCCAATTGCTTTTTACAATCTTTTCCATATTATCTAGTGATTTTATGTTCATTGGATTTACCTGTACGTTGCCTTTTTTGTCCGTTGATTTTGTTGTCTATTTGGCTAAGCATATCCGCTAAGCTGTTAGTATCTGTATATTCCGATATCTACGTCCTTTGATTCTGCATAATCTACAAGATCTGAGACTGGTTCTTTTGGCTTGCTAAAGTAGATAAAGTAATCTATATCCAGGATGTTTTCTTTGATCCACTTAGGTGGCACCTTTATGACCCTTACACGAATGCCTCGGGCCTTAAGGCTTCTCTCCGACACGTTACAAAACTCATGGGCCATAGAGTTTAAGCTAGATGGCCCTGTTGAGTAAATGTAAAACTTCTTGTCCGATGTACTCATTGAAGACAATGCGGTTCCCATAGCTCTAAGAAATATTCCGTAATCAGAAAAGGATCTGGTGCCTTGAATTCCTATTAGCATTCTTACTTCCCTTCTCTAAGAGTTTCTACGATAATCATTATCTTATTCAATTGTACAGGATCCATGGTCATTGTGTCAACTACTTTTTGTGTTAATTTATCTATTTTCCCGTCAGGTGAGAGCTCTGCAGTATAGAAAGCCTCATCTTGAATCCAATAAGCCTGGTCCTCAAATAAAACTATCTTTAAGTTTACCTTGTCAAAGTGAACCATTGCCTGTGTCTTAACCTCTTCAGCAGATGAGCCTGTGTAGACGAATGGTGAGTATGGAGATATCAGGTAGTACCTGTAGCTTTGGGAAAATCTTAGGGTAGGCGTAGTGTTTTGTCTTACGCTAGCAGATACATTAAAATAAACAAAGATTATAATAAAGAATGTTGTTATTGATCCTATTAAGTATTCCATAAATACCGACCTAAGAGTCTAACCCTTGCAATCTATTCTCGATTAGCTTTTCTCTTTCGTCCACCACCTGGTAGGCAAACTTCTCTAGGTTTTGATATCCTGCAGGATCATTAGAAACCTTGTTATAGTGATGAGAACAAAACAAAAGCTCTCCGCTAACTCCCACAGCACGGACGTATGCCTGAGCTGAACAACCATAGTCGCATCGGTCTATTGCCGAAAGGGTCCACTCTATTTTATCTGTTAATATTTGCAAAAGTTACCCCTTATCATTACTATAAAATCCACTGCCCTTAAAGGCAACTCCTATACTAGAGTATACCCTATTTAGTGCAATACTGCAATGTTCACAGTGACTCTTTCCTTCTGGTTCCGAAATATTTCTGGATACCAAAACAGATAAATTACATTTTTTACATACATATTCGTAAAGCGCCAAGCTAAGACTCCTATAGATTTGGATTGGTTATTTTTACAGCAACGATAGATGTTAGTATAGACAGCAATGCTGCTGTTCCAGATACCCCAATAATAGATATCCAATCTAACTCAAACAGTCCCACGGCATTTGTGCCTATCATAGCTATAGCTGTTTGTGCAAAAGCTTTAAGAGATCTTTCTCCTGAGTAACTCCAAAAACTTATTCTAAACATAATTACTCCATTGGGTTTTCGTCATTTGGTTTCCAAAGCTTTACATCTTGATAGGTGCTGGCTGCCGTATAAGCTGTCAGTATGATCCCTAAGAGGCTAACTCCTCCAGCTACCAGGCCAGAGCCTACGGAAGTGTCGGATACGTAGGTGATGGCTCCAAAGATTATCATGGCAAAAGAAAGACGGTAAGCCCCGTAGATCAGCTTCCTTCTGAACTTCCAGGAAGGACCATAAGACGAGTCGCCCCCATCATCTTCTTTCAAGAAAAAAAGATTGTCTACATGCTTCGGCATATTCTCTTTAAAAGATGTCCAAACACTTTTCTTCTTTTTTGTAGTCATAGTATTCTCCTAAGGTAGCCTAATTACTTGTCCAACATTAATTAGATTAACGTTGTCAATTTTATTAAGCTTTGCAAGTATTGCTACAGTTGTCTTGTATCTTCTAGCTATTGCTCCTAGTGTATCTCCAGATTTTACTGTATGGGTCTTTGGCTTAGATACCGTTGGCTTTTTGACAGGAGCTGAGACAGGCAAAGGCTTGGATACCTTTACAGCCACTCTCTTTGTCCTTGGGACTTTCCTACTCTCAGGCTCGGCAGGTTGCTGTGGCTTTGGGGTAGCCTTTGGAGTGCTAACTTTTACTTCATTAAGAGCTATCATAGAAAGAATAAACTTTAATGGCTCTAGGAAACCCCTGCCATCTTGTGACCAGCCGTGCGTTCTTCCCTTCCATATTTCAAAATGTAAATGAAGTCCTGTTACGTAGCCTGTGTCACCCATTACGCCGACTTGGTCTCCAGCCTTAACCATCTGACCCTGACGTACCTTCGAGGAACCATCCTGCAGGTGAGCGTAAAGTGATGTGTAGTATTTGCCACTGATGAAATGTCTAATAACAATGTAGTTACCGAAACCACCGCCTTTGGCGGTAGACTTCCTAGATTTAAGAACTCTGCCATTCATAACGGCATAGACTTTTTCATTTTTCCTACCAGTAATGATATCGTCACCGTTATGGTGCCTAGTAGCTTTTTTTGTTACGGGGTCTATCCTCCAACCGAATGGCGAGGTGACTCTGTACTTTCCCTGCACAGGTAATGCGAATAAGTTTGACATGTTTGTAATCCTCCTTACCTCTATTATAGCATGAAGGAAAGATCATATACTATGATAGTAAAAACTAAAACTTAACTAAGTTTAATTTTAAACAATTTGTGAAAGATTAATAGGAATGCTTCTATTGTGTCCTATTCGGTATCAAGAATGGCTTCTGGTTCTGGGCGTAAAGCTGGGTGAGTGTCTGGTGAGTTACCCGCTACAAACTCGCTTTCAGGGTCTACCAGTGAAGCGATAAACACTTCAGCCCAATCAGTTGCCTGAGCCGCATCTGCCCAAGGGGTAACGTCGGGCCAGTCTGGTTGGAACATAAAGGGTGCGCCGTTATCGTTTGGGTTTTCGCTGTCCCAAATTCTGATGGCGTTGTCTGAGTCAATTTCAAAGCGGTAACGTGTCATTGTTTTCTCCTTTATGGAAGGCTGATTAGTGGGGATTTTGGCTCTAGGGAAAGGAAGGTGGTTAGAGGGAGAGGGCTATTAGTGGTAATTTTTCCTGATTGACCGACAGCAACATAAAGCCCATCGCTGTAAGTCACGCCAAGGATAGTAGTAGTCCCAAAACCTGATGTTCTAGTAGTCCAAGTTATGCCATCAGTTGAGGTGGTCATTTTTCCTGATAAACCGACAGCCACATAAAGCCCATCGCCGTAGGCCACACCAATGATACCAGTAGTCCCAAATCCTGATGTTCTAGTAGTCCAAGTTATGCCATCAGTTGAGGTGGTCATTTTTCCAGAATCACCGACTGCAACATAAAGCCCATCGCCGTAGGTCACGCCATTAATTCCAGTAGTCCCAAACTCTGATGTCCTAGTTGTCCAAGTGATGCCGTCTGGTGAGGTGGTCAATGTTCCTGATTGACCGACAGCAACATACAGCCCATCGCCGTAAGTCACGCCCCAGATAACAGCAGTCCCAAACCCTGATGTCCGAGTTGTCCAAGTAGTGCCATCAGTTGAGGTGGTCATTTTTCCTGATTGACCGACAGCCACATAAAGCCCATCGCCGTAGGTCACGCCCTGGATATTAGTAGTCCCAAACCCTGATGTCCTAGTTGTCCAAGTGATGCCGTCTGGTGAGGTGGTCAATGTTCCTGATTCACCGACTGCAACATAAAGCCCATCGCCGTAAGTCACGCCATAGATACGAGTAGTCCCAAAACCTGATGTCCTAGATGTCCAAGTAGTGCCATCAGTTGAAGTTGTCAGTTTTCCATCTCGACCTACAACAACATAAAGCCCATCGCCGTAGGTCACGCCATTAATTCCAGTAGTCCCAAACCCTGATGTTCTAGTAGTCCAGTCGTCTAAAACGTATTGTGCAGCCGCTATCAAACTAGCAATTCCACTTGGGTAATTTAGCAACCCAGCGTTACCGTTTACAGCTACACCGCCAACAGTTATAGGGGCAGTTGAGCTAACATCATAAAGCCCCGCCGCTAGGTCTACTGTGTAAGTCCCTGCCGCTGTGATGTTGTAGTTAAAGGTTGCTGCTGGTGCAGGCATACTAAATCTAGCCACTAGCTTCCCTGCTCTAGGTTAAGATTTAAGACAGCTACCTGAGCTCCTGCGAGTTCAGAAATTGCGTGTATAGAGTCTTTTCCAGACAACTCGACAGACCATGCCTGGTTTGGTGCTATTCTAAATCCATAACTAGACAAAGAAACATCTTCAGCACCTATATAGATGTTTCCCTCTAGGTTAATGTTTTGGATAGTTATGTCGGCACCGCCGTGTGTTCCTGGTGAAGATAGCCTTGTTCCCTCGGAGTTGGAGAGATTTACTAATTGATGAGATGTCATGACTAAATTATACCACACTTTTCTTTAATCTCAGAGCCTCAAGCAGGTCTCGAACCCGCCACCTACGCATTACAAGTGCGTCGCTCTACCAGATGAGCTATTGAGGCTAGTGTCCAATTTTATCCCTATACCCGTGGGAGTGGCTTGGACAATACCATTAGCGTCTACGATCAGATTTGAACTGACGATCCCCTGGCTGACAACCAGGTGCTTTAACCGCTAAGCTACGTAGACTTGTGTGATGCATGGTTGACTAAACCACCATCACCGACTCTTTACTCAAAAACCTGCGAGTAACAGCACCATTACAGGTCTTTTACCTGCTGAAGGCTTTGGTATGCCCGTTCTTATTTATTTGGCAAAAAACCTACCATCTAGTGATTCGACACTAGCACCTAATCTGAGAAGTCACTCTCATTGCTGCCCCACCTGGACTCGAACCAGGAACATCAGAGTTAACAGCTCTGCACTCTGCCAATTGAGCTATGGGGCAAGGTAAATTACTAACTAATAAGCTTTACTACATGCATACATGGGTCTCCACCGTCTTCCCAATCTGCTGCCTCTTCATCTGTCATGTAGGGGTCTCCGTCATGAGTGTTGCAAAATGCCTCGGTTACCCAGCCTTTATCAATACCAATTTTTAACCAGTCTCTGATGCCCAGATCTTCACTCATGACTAATCCCTCCTAGATTGTATACCAAGTATACAGGAACTAGAAGGGATTGTCAAGCAAAGTTGAGACTAATAAAGCTTATAAGCCTGAGTAAGACGCCTTACTCTATTCATTGCAGAGTTAGGAGACATTTTGCTTAACAGAAGGTCTGCGATAACATCTGCTACCTCTTGGAATTCCTCATCCCCGAAGCCTCTTGTAGCTAAGGCAGGAGTTCCGATTCTAAGTCCAGAAGTGACCATAGGCGATCTGCTGTCAAAAGGTACTGAGTTTCTATTAACTGTGATGCCAGAGCTATGAAGAAGATCTTCTGCTTCTTTGCCACTAATATTAGAGTTAGACAAGTCTACTATTAAGAGGTGCACATCTGTTCCCCCAGTTAAGATATTTATTCCTCGATCTACCAGTGTCTCTGCTATAACTTTTGCTCCAGAGATTGTTCTCTCTTGACGCTCTTTAAATTCTGGAAGCATAGCTAACTTAAACGCGACGGCCTTGGCAGCTATCACATGCATTAGAGGACCGCCCTGCTGTCCAGGGAACACTGCGGAGTTTATTCTTTTGGCAATGTCTGCATCCTGGCTAAGGATTACTCCGGACCTTGGCCCTCCCAATGTTTTATGAACTGTTGTAGAAACTGCATCAGCAAAAGGGAATGGGCTTGGGTGCAGGTCAGCTGCAACCAGTCCAGAGAAGTGAGCCATGTCTACCCAAAGCTTTGCTCCAACCTCATTAGCGATGCTTCTAAAGGCATCGAAATCAAGGTGCCTGGAGTATGCAGACCAGCCAGCAATTAAAACTTGAGGCCTGTGCTCTAGAGCCTTGTCTCTTACCTCATCCATGTCTATTAAGTTAGTTAATGGATCTACACCGTATGATGTAGCTTTATAGTTTCTACCCGAAAAGTTGAGCTTCATCCCGTGGGTTAGGTGACCACCGTGAGACAGCTCCATCCCGAGAATAGTATCTCCTGGTGAAGCCAACGCATGAAGCACAGCTGCACTAGCACTTGAGCCAGAGTGGGGTTGAACGTTTGCATACTTTGCACCAAAGAGTTGTTTTACCCTGGAGATTGCTAGGTTCTCTATCTCATCTACAAACTCACAGCCTCCATAGTAGCGCTTTCCAGGGTAACCCTCAGCGTACTTATTGGTGAGGACTGAACCCTGTGCCTCCATGATCGACAATGGTACAAAGTTTTCACTTGCAATCATCTCAAGAGTATTGTTTTGTCTTGACTTTTCTTGTTGTATGAAATCAAATACCTCAGAGTCTACCTCTTCAAGTGTCTGGTAGAACGTCACTAAAAGTCCCAGTCACTATCTTCTGTTTGCTCGTTCTTTGCAATAACGTAGCTTGATCCAGATCCAGAGAAGAAGTCGTGGTTTTCTCCTGCATTAGGAGCCAAGGCAGAAAGGATGGCTGCACTAACATCGCAAACGTCTTTAGGAAACAGTGCATCGAATCCCAAGTTCATTAGAGCCTTGTTAGCGTTGTAGTGCAAAAACTTCTTTACGTCTTCTGTTAGTCCGACTTCATCGTAAAGCTCTGCAGTATAGCGGATCTCGTTTTCATAGAGTTCCATAAGCATGCTATAAGCGTAAGCCTTGATGTCTTCTTGAGCTGCAGCATCCAACTTGTTGTAAGCTACTTGGAACTTATACCCAATGTAATAGCCGTGAACAGCTTCATCCCTTATGATAAGCCTAATAAGATCAGCAGTGTTAGTTAGCTTTGCTCTGCTTGACAAATACATTGGCCAGTAGAAACCAGAGTAGAACAAGAAGCTTTCCAACAGAGTGGAAGCTACCTTGCGCTTTAGTGGGTCATCACCATGGTAATATCCAAGGATGATTTCAGCCTTCTTCTGAAGGTATGGGTTGTCCTCAGACCAACGGAATGCATCCTCAATCTGCTCAGAGGATGTTAGGGTTGAAAATACACTAGAGTATGACTTGGCATGAACGCTCTCCATGAAAGCAATGTTAGTAATAACAGCTTCTTCGTGCTGAGTGATAGCATCTGGAAGAATGCTCATTGACCCTACCGTACCCTGTATAGTATCCAGCATAGTTAGGCCAGTGAACACTCTCATAGTGAGAAGCTTTTCATTGTCCCTAAGTGTTGACCAAGACTGAATGTCATTGGAGATAGGGATCTTTTCTGGCAACCAGAAATTAGCTGTAAGCCTGTTCCATACGTCTAGGTCAATCGGGTCTTCAACTTTATTCCAGTTAATGGGTCTTGTAATCATAGATGGGGTCTCCTTGTAGACATAAAGTATACCATAAGATTCTTCATTATAGCTGGCAAGAAACACAGCCTTCCATGTCAGTTCCCTCTAAGGCGTCCTGCCTAATTCTAATGTAATAAATGGTTTTGATACCCTTCTTCCATGCGTAAATCTGTGCTCGGTTGACATCTCTGGTGGTTGCGCTGTCCTTGAAGAACAGAGTCAGAGATAGCCCCTGGTCAACGTGCTGGGTTGCAGCTGCGTAGACATCGATAACTTTCTCTGGACCAATTTCATAGGCATCCATAAAGTACTGTCGGTTGTCATCTGTCATGTGAGGAGCGGGGTAATAGACCCTACCCATCTTTCCTTCTTTACGGATCTCAACTTGAGCTGCGATAGGGTGGATAGAAGACGTTGAGTTATTTACATAACTGATAGAGCCTGTAGGAGGAACCGCTTGTAGGTTCTGGTTGTAGATACCGTGCTCCATTACGGAGGCCTTAAGCTCTTCCCAGTCCTTCTTTTTAGGAATCTTAATCTTAGCATCTTTAAATAACTTAGCGACCTTCTCTGTAACTGGCTCCCACTTCTGAGTGGTGTACTTGTCAAAGAAAGATCCATCCGCATACTTGGAGTTTTTGAACCCCTCAAACGGTGACTTCTTCTCTATAGATATCTGGTTGGATGCTTTTAAGGCATGGTACAGTACCGTCAAGAAGTATATGTTGGTGAAGTCCAAGGACTCCTCATCTCCGTAATACATTTCTTGTTTTCCAAAGTAACCGTGCAGGTTCATTTGCCCAAGACCAATAGCCCTAGACTTACGATTACCTTCCGCAACAGACATCACAGAGTCTATGTAGGACAGCTCTGAGACCGCTGTGAGGGACCTTACGGCCACTTCAATGGTCTTACCAAAGTCTGGAGACTCCATGGCCTTAGCTATGTTTAATGATCCTAAGTTACATGAGATATCTTTTCCAATGTCCTTATAGCTCATGTCATTGTTATAAGTTGTAGGAGTGTTTACCTGTAAGATTTCACTACACAAGTTAGACATATTAATCCTTCCCTCTATAGGGTTGGATTCATTTACAGTGTCTTCGTATACGATGTAAGGATACCCCGACTCGAACTGAAGCTCTGCAATACGCTGGAATAGCTCTCGAGCTTTAATCTTAGTCTTCTTAATCCTAGGATCATCTACCATTTCCTGGTACTTCTCAGTAACCGAGATGTCCATCATTGGTAAGCCATACACACGTTCCACATCATATGGTGAGAACAGGTACATGTCTTCGCCATTCTTTGCTAATTCAAGCGTGATGTCAGGTATAACCACACCGATCGATAGAGTCTTGATACGAGTTTTCTCATCAGCGTTCTCCTTCTTTGTGTCTAGGAATCTCATAATATCTGGGTGGTGAGCGTTTAGGTAAACCGCACCAGCGCCCTGACGAGCACCGAGTTGGTTTGCATACGAGAAGGCATCCTCAAGCATTTTCATTACTGGTATAATTCCAGATGATTGATTCTGAATCTTTTTAATGGGTGCCCCGTACTCGCGAATGTTTGTAAGGTTAAGACCTACACCGCCACCACGCTTTGAAAGCTGCAGAGAAGAGGTTACCGCTCTCGCAATAGACTCCATGTTGTCTTCTACACGAAGGAGGAAACATGAAACGTACTCTCCTCGCTGAGCCTTACCTGCATTAAGAAAGGTCGGGGTGGCCGGCTGGAAGCGTCCAGAGATAATCTCATCAATAACATTTCGTGCTGTCTCATAGTTGCCCAGCCCTAGCATCAGACCGTTCATCACTACCCTGTCTTCAAATCTTTCTAGGTAGCGTTCGCCGTCAAAGGTCTTAAGCGCGTACTGTGTATAGAACTTGTAAGCACCAACGAATGTTGGGAACCTAAACTTGTAGGAGTAAGCATGCTTGAACAAGCTTTTAACTTCTTCTGGAGAATAGCTATTGAGCAAACCTGTATCGTAGTATTCGTTCTCTACAAGGTACTCAAGCTTTTCCTCAATGCTGTGAAAGAAAACAGTATTAAGATTGATATGGTCAAGGAAGTAGGACTTTGCTGCTTCCTTGTCTTTCCCAAACTGAATCTTACCGTTCTGGTCGTACATATTTAGCATTGCGTTTAACTCGTGGTAACTGGCTTTATTCTCCATATAGTATTTCCAACCTATTCTTGACCTCTATGACGTCATCTTGTGTACCAAAAATTTCTATTCTAGCGACCAGTGGTACTCCTGCTTTGCTAGATATCATGTGTGCTGCTTTACAAAAATCTTCTCCAAAGTTAGTGTTGCCGAAGCCAACTACCCCTTGGAGCTTTTCACGATTGTTTCTGTTATTTAAGAATCTTCGAACCTGTCTTGGGATTGCGTGCGTGTCGCTGCCTCCACCATAAGTCGGAACAAAGAGAACATAAGGATTATCCATAATAATAGGCTCGCTATCACTAGACCTAATAGGAATAGGAATAGCGTTCTCATTTATTTTCTCCGCGAATCTCTTGGTGTTACCAGAATAGTTTGAAAAATATACAATAGTTATGGACACTGGGACCTTTCTAGATTAAATTAAACTGACCCAGATAGTCTTCTAAATCTTTTTGCTCTGGCCTATATCTTATCACATTTCTGTCCTTATCCGCAAGCTCTTGTGGTGACTTAGCTCTATCTCTAAACGTGTGGATTTGAACTTCTTGGTTAGTGTTCTTTGGTGTATGGGATATAGCTCCATAGATGGCTCCACAAACAGCGTCTGCTAGGTCTTTGGAGGACTTTCTCGGGTGGTCTACCCTGTTACCCTTCATAATCTTTAGCTCTGTTAGCTCTTCAAACAACAAATCAATCATTGGCATCGCTAGTCGCTCTTCATAGATAAGCATTGCCATATCCTCGTAATGTTTCTTGGCTACCGATACCGTCTCAGTTCTGATCCCAACAGACTTTAGCTCATTCTGAATATCAAAGGACTGCCAGCGGTCAAAGGAGACCATTCCAATATCGAATCCTAGCCTGCGTAGGTTCTGAATCCACTGCTTAACCTCTGAAAGATCTACTGGCCCCTCAACACGTGGCTCCCAATAGACTACAGCGTCTACCACTACTACTGGAGCTACCTGCTCATAATCTTTAATTACCTGAATATTTACCCAACGATCTACGTGAGCAATGGCAACAGCACACTTGTCGTGTCGTTGTGCAAGGTCAGCGTGAACATAATACTTCTTAGTTGGGTCTGGCTTAAACGTTTCCTCGAACCTCTTGAAACCGTCTATGGGGTTTCTGATGGTCATAGCGTTTTGGACCTTGTCCCTCTGCTTAAAGAAAGCATCTGAGGAGAACCTTGGAACGCAAGCAAACCTCTGCATGGCATCAGCAAGGTCTGTGTAAAAGGCTATCTTGAAGTCATCGATCTTACGTGTAGGGTTAACCACCCAAGTGGGACGCTTTAGAGCAAACATCCCTGGATACTTGTAAGTAAGGATTGTGTCCTCTTCCCAGTCAATCTCTAAAGAATTTCCTGGGGCGTCTTCTGGCAACTCATCATTCATAATAAACTTATGATGCTTTGTCACTACCTCTTTTTCCATTACGACATCGTCATATCTTTGAGAGATGAAGTCTCCTGGGTAACGTGGAAAAGATAGCAATGCAACCTTACCCAAGTCTGGGAACCGAGAGTCTACCGAAGCACGAAATGCCTTGTATATATTATCTGCGGTCTTGGCCTGCTCGTTGCCTGTTCCGACCTCAGAGGCGAAGCCAGAGATCTCATCTAGAACTGCCAAGATCAGGTTTAGGCCCTCATGAGACTCGCGCTCGGAGTGTCCAGAATAAACCGTTATTGAATGGTCAAACTCTATGCTATCCATTTTTGCATAGTACTTACCTTGAAACCAAGGAGACCTTTCAATCTTAGATTTAAAGCCTTTAAAGAAAACGTTCTTTGCCTGCTGTGCATTTATAGCAATGTTAATAATGTCGATGGCGTCTCCGCCGGGCTTTCCAAAATATCTTGCGGGGTCCTTTAAGCAAAGAAGCTTGTACACAATATATGCACAGGCAACTGTAGAGGTAAAGTCTTTTCCGCTACCCTTTCCCAGCTGGAGGATAACTTCGTTCTTGGTATATTTTTTATAGTAGCGAGTGCCCTCTTCAAAACCCATAAGCTCTATGAGGTCTTCTTTTCTGTAGATCTGACTCATAGCCTCCACAATGTCATACTGACTCTGGGATAAGGTCGGCTGACCAAGATAGTCAATTCCCTCAACAAAGGTCTTGGCGTCTACGGGAACCTCTGCGAATGGGCTATCTTGCAGCGCCTCTAAGAAATCATCAAACATTATTCGTTCACAATCGTAATGGTCTCTCCTGGCTTGGTTGCCTGGGACAGACGCTTCATAATTTTATCTCGAATCTCTGGGTGCTCAGACGCAACATCCTTTAGAATTTGTATTAAGACTTGCTGGCGCTCTTCGATCTCTACCATCTCTTCTGCTAGCTCTTTATTCTCAAGAAGGCCGGCTTTCTGCAACATGTCTATTCGGGTTCGCTCTAGGTCCATTACCAACTTGATACCTGCAGTCTTAGCTCCCAGGTTTGCAACCATAGTCGCCTCGTCTATTACTTCATAAGCCTTTGAGATAAGCTTGCTGTAGTGGGTGTCTGCACCGACAAGAGCTTCCTTAGCTCTAGCACGAATAGCTGCGTTGTCTGAAGCCATGGCTCGCCACTCGTTTAGATACCCCACTACTTTTTGCCTAGGCATAGCTAGCTCTTTAGATATCTGGGTTGGCTCCGATCCAGACAAGTACCTCTCGACAACCTTATTAACGATGTCTAAGTGTTCTACTAGCTGATCCTCAGGGGTTGACACGCTTCGCCCTCTTACCCCTCTGTGGGACTCTCTTAATTCTATCAATCTTAAATGCTCTAAACTGACAAGGAATTCCTCGGACTAACTCAAAAACATCTATCCATGTGCTGCCAGTCTCTGTATTAGTGGTAAGGCCTCGAACCTTAAACTTAGACCCATACTCTCCTCTAACCTTTACAGTATCTCCTGCGCTTATAACAAACCCGTTGATCTCAAAGCTAGGCTCTGTCTCAAAGATGCTGTGGTGAACTACGCTTGAACGCTTACGTCTAGCCATTATACTCTCTCCTTTGCTATCTTCAATAATACCAGATATCCTATTAAGTCGTCGATGTCATTGTCTCCTGGCCAGTCCTGGCCGTTCTGTATCCTAGATAGCTTGTCGTCAATACGAACTAAGATCTGCTCCACGTTGTCTGACTTGGAGAAGACTCTTGTGGGGTGTAGGGCTGAGTCGCCGTAGGATCGATTCTTAGCCACTAACATATCTTTTACCTGATTAGCTACCCGTTCAATATCTTGTTCTGTTTGCACACTCATCTGCGTGATTTCCTTAATCCAAATTTTGCTAGGTAGACGTATATAGTTTCTACGCTTGCTCCACACTCTTTTGCGATTTGCTCGGGGCTCTTCTTGTCTGTGTGGTATCGCTTGCGCAACCAGTTTTCTGATGTATACAGTTTAGCAGAGGACATATTACTTGTCAACCTTTCCCCAATTATTAATTGCGTAATGACCAATGCCTATTGCATCGGCTACGTCATTATCTGTTACGGACTTATCATAAATAATATTAACAACGTTAATAGTTCTTTGTTTCCTAAACTCACGTTCACGGTTCTTGTACCAGGAAGCAGACTTGCCTGGGGTCTCTGCCTGTATCCCAAGCTTTTCTTCTTTTGTTAGCTTGCCGTTTCCAAGATATATCTGCCAAGTGATGGGGTTAATTGATCCAGCAATCCGGATTCCGTTTTGGGCTGCTGCGCCGAGCATGGCACCCTGCACAAGAGCTAGGTCTGCGGCAGTCTTTGGTGAATTAATAAACACAGTATGCTCAATGATTATAGCGTCTATGTCAAATAGTTTAAAGAACGATACACACTTCTTTGCAGAGTCAGAAACTTTAGAGTAAGTGCTTACACCTTTAAAGTTTATCTTTCCGCTGTGCGTTAAGGTCTGTCCATCAAAGATAGCGAATGCCATACTGTTGGTACTTGCGTCAATTGAGCAAACTCTTTGTGGCTTAGGATTCATCGCTGATAGGTTTACCATTGGATATCCCCCTTAGCTCACGCAACGTCTTGGATACGATATCTGGGTCGATAGCGCACGTAGAACATATTGAGTCTTCGTTGTATACAGAAAGCTTTGTAGGGCAAGACCTGCAGGTCTTTAAATTCTTTGCCCTCTTTTTTCTTTTTACAATGGCGTATCGTTCTGATATCTTTTCTTTTGTGGCTTCCTCCCGACATTCTGCGGAGCAGTATATCTGGTAAGATATGCCAGTAACAAAAGAGTTACCACATCTTTTACAATGTTTTTGGTTCATCTAAGGGCTCCAAGGACGGTAGTTTGATATCTCCCTGACCAGCCTCTGCACACGCGGCCTGGATAGGACACGTCTTGCAAATCTTTGAATTAGATCTGTAGTTCTTCTGCGGAAGAGTTTGATCTTCCCAGGCTTTCCGAACTGACCTCATCCAATCAAAAGCTGCATTAACCCACTTAATGTAATAATCACTTATCTGTACTGGTATGATCAGTAACTCGTGATTATTTTTGTTTTCATAAATAAGAACTGCTTCAGTTCTATTTAAGATCTTCATGTAAAGAAGAAGCTGTATGATGTGACCAGCTTTTGCCTTACCAGTTTTCTTCCTATACTCGAACCCCTCCATGGGCATGGTCTTAATCTCTCCCAAGAGATTCTTTCCTTCCCAGTTCAGCATGACATCGCCGTACCCAAAAATTGGTGGGTCATCATATGTCACCTTAAACTCAGAGTCAATTAAGAAGTCGTCCACGTTCCCCATGGCTTCCTGTATGCGCTCGTGAGCCTTGGTACCGGAGTTCATATTAGCTCCACCGTAAGCGTCCGCATTGTCTGCGAAGGTCGCACCATTGAAAGCTAAGTACCAATACCTGGGGCACTCCCCATGAGAAAAGGCAATGGTGCTAGGTGCAAAACTTTTCTTTGTCTGGAACTTGTCAACACGCTTTACTGTGTAGCCGGTTCTTATCTTGTCGATGAGGGCATCGTGGTCCAAGAAGGACCTATTAGCTGCTGCCTTTATCATTATCTGACTTAATAAATTGCTTACCATATCAATACTAGCGAATGATATATTTTAACGCTGCTACAAGACTATTAATAGACTCTGCTGCAGTGAAGTATATATTCTTCTTCGCTCTATCTCCCTTATCTACGTTTACCATCCAAGTGGCCCTAAGTGACATCTTAGCTGCAATTGCTTGCAACCTTACAATCTCAATAGTCGCCACTGGAAGTGGAATATCTGGCTTAATAATTATTTTAGCAACCATTACAAGTGCTGAGGTTAGCTCTTCATCTTGCATGAAGTCTGCTATCTCTGCTAACCCATTGATCTGCTCTAGTGTGCTTCTGTCTTGGTTACTGGTTTCCATATTATACCTTTACTCTATTATACACCATCAGGAGGACGCTGAGGTGATCGTGGCAGATGTCATGCTTTTAGTGCTTCGCAACCACTTACCACAATCCATGCACTGGTATCGCTGATAAGTTGCTGTTGAGTTTGTGACTTCACCGCTTGGTATGAGGGCATAGGACGCACAGTTTGTACATCCTTCTTCTACCCCATCATGTAGCGCACGGTTTGGGTGTGCATTAATCCATGGCTGTAGCTTATCGTAAACATCCAGTAGCAGGTTCACGTCTTGGATCTGATATTTCTTCATCTCTACCCAAGCTTTTTCATCACCGGCCATGCAGTCCAACCATAGCGAAAACCCTGAGTGCTTAACCTTGGACCCCACACCAAGAGCTTGCGCAACGTAATCCAACTTGTTTGACGGAAACCTAAAGTTTGCCTTGGTGACAGACATGAGGTCCAGGTCTTTTGTTGGTGAAGGAGGAAGCAGTCCGTTCTCCAGGAACTCTCGATTAATGTGCTTATGGTCAAACCCTGTAGAGTTCCAACCAACCATGACGTCAGCTTCGTGCATCAAGGAATGAAGCTCCTTAAGCATTTCTTCTTTACCGTCATGATGCAAAGACTTAAACACAACCTTTTTCTTATCTCCCCACCTTGCACCGAAGCACAACATCTCCGTAGGTTTTACGATTTGTCCGATACTAATATTCTGATCCCAAAGTCCCCACGTGTAAGCAAGGATAGGTGTAGTCTCTATATCTAGAAATAGTGTTTTCATTGTTCTCTCTCTTCCAATAGTTGTTCTAATACCGACAGCTCTATAATGGCTAGCCTTGTTTTAAATGAATCTTTTCCTATGACTGCAATTATTACAGGATCGTTCTTATTCTTGACTGCATCCGTAGAGGTCTTGGCCCATACGTCTTTGTTGATGGTAAAGCTTTTGCCAACATGCTTATAATCTACGGTAAAGTTACGCCAAGTGGCATCTCCCTTTTTTACCTTGCCCCTGCCACTATTTTTATGAGGAGTGGCCCCCATTCTTTTAGCTTCTGACTGTTCCTGGCTGTTTTGATTTACCAATCTTCTACCCTCTCGCTCCACTTCTTTACCATAGAAATAAATTCGTCTATTCCATAATTTTTCTTGGCCTGATTGCAAACCCAACAACAAGCCACACAGTTGCCCGACACGTATCCAAGAGAGTCATATTTTCTATCTACGCCATTATAAATCAAAACGTTGTTACTAAATCTTTTTAGATTAATGATTTGTGATGGCGGTTTCCCACAATAAAAACATTCTTGACCACAAATTACAGAAAACTCTTCTACAGATATACTAAAAGGAACCTCTCTGTGATTGGCTCCTGCCTTATACTTGTTCCAAAGTTGACGCTCTTTTGTAGTGTAACGAGTTCCAGAATTACCGCAGTGTTTGCAAGTGTTATAAAATGACTTAATCGACGTGTGTTGGACAAACCCACAATTAACACATGCCATCCTATACTTTTTATGCCTAGGTTTATCATAGTTCCACGATATAATTTTTTTGCCAGTATCGGAAATGTCCCCAATAGATAGCTTTACATTAACACCTTCTTTCATATTAATAGCATATCCCAGAAGGTAGATATTCGTCAGATCTCTCGCTCATAGTCTCTCTTTGTTTTCTTTATAGTTAATTGTACCTTAGTTAGGTGGTTTTGTCCACACATCCAAGTAAGTTCCGTTACCTCTGGATAATGCCTAAGTGAGGTCACGGGGTCCTTGCATACATGACAGTTAAACTTTCCGGTGTATATGCTGTATCGGCTAGAGCCCATTGACCTTGTCCCTAAGCTCTTGCTGAAGGGCAGA